CACAAGTCACCAAGCTGTATATCCGCAAGGACAAGCACCAGGACCCTATCCAGGTGTTCATCGAAGACGCCGGCCCCGGCCAAGGCCAGATAACCATCAACGTGACCGGTGACTGCTATGGCCATTACTGGGGAGCCATGGGCAAGGATCAAACCATGGCCCAGTTCTTCTGCTCATGCGACACGCCATACCTGATCGGTAAGCTGTTGCCGTACAATCGCCATACTGAGTTTGACCCGGAAGGGACATGCAGGAACGTAAAGAAGGAAATTATCAAAGCCAGAATGGTCAACAAGGATATCGACAAAGATGCCGCCAGGGATATATGGGATGCCTCTTCTCCAATAAAATATTTCGACGCCCATCACGAGTTTAAAGAATGGCTCGATAATAATGACGACGGGGGCTTCCTGTTAGATGCAGACTGGTGGGAGTTGATTGCTAATAAGAAGACCAGCGAATACCGCACCCTCTGCGATTACGTCGTCCAGGCCATCAAAGAGGCCTTTAAGCAGGAGGGCATGGCATGAGGTGGGCGGTATTCATCAATGGCAAAGACAGCGGAATCATTGAGACAAATTTTCCCTATGCCTCGGCATACTGGTCGGATAGGGAAAGAATAACGGGGCACAAAATAAAGCTGAAAGTTGTTGACACTGATGGTCAGTTTGGTAAAGTCAAAACATAAGGAAGGAGTTACTTACTTACCAACCACCACGGCGGAGAGTGAAATGAAGATTGGGAAAATGATTGCAGAAAGCAAGGTGCTTTTTCTGGGGCAGCAGGACGGCGATGAATGCTGGTTCACCCTGGCAACCTTCGACATGGGCGACGATGGCTTTATGGTTGCCCAGCGCGACATGGAAACAGAAGACAGCGAACCCTGGAACACAACGCCAGTCCGAAGCTTTGGCACCAAATTAGCCGCCCTTTCATTCGTGGAAAACGAAGTAAAGAACTGGCGACCAATTTCCCAAGCATAATCCAAAGGCCGGGCAGTGCCCGGCCAAACCACCGCATCAACGGAGAACAAAATGAGCCTACTGCTGCCCTACCCGACTTCTGAGATACGCGCTATGTTCGATTTCTCAGACCTGGTGAACTGGGGCCGCCTGCCTAAATTCCGCGATGCCCTGCAGGCGTCAATTGACTTCCTTGGTCGGGTGCCAGGAGAAAGGTCTGTGAATGCCTTGTGCCTACGGGCCGATGGCAGAGTATGGCTGATCCGAGTGGGTAGGCGGAACGGCTGGCGGAAGGTGTGGGATTTCGGTAATCCGATTCCACAAAAGCATTGACATGACTGTTTGACTTGTATAAATAACAGCTTACTTATTTACACCACAACCACCACGGAGGATGACATGCGAGTTTTCACTGCGACCATGATGAAACGGGCGAAAGGAGAACGCCACACAACGATTTTCAAGACGTTGTGTGGCGAGAAGATTGAGGTGTTTAACATCATGAGAAAACTGATGGGCGAATACATGATTTTCATTCCACCCCGGAAGGTTAAGGCCCGGCGCATGGAGGCGGCCAGATGAACGCCATTACCGCTTCGATACTGCTCCACCATTACTTTGTGCCTTTCCCTAAATACCATACACCAGGATCAAGCAATAGCGGATCTGATACCGTAACCAACGGATATCGCGAGCTTATTGGTTACGGCATGCTGGTGAGTGCGGTCGACAGTGTAGAAATTGACGACTATGAAGACGAGGGAAGATTTTTGGATAAAGAAAGCTTCAGCCTGACCGCGAGGGGCGATGCCTTGGTCAAATTCTGGCTGAATTGCCCGCTACCCGTGAGCGTTGAGGCGTGGAAGGTGGAGCTATGAAGGAAAAACAGGAATGGGACGCCTTTGTTGCCCGCCTACGCCACCACCGCATCGGCGAAGGCGTCAAAGACCACATTACCGCGGACCCGCTGTTCACCGTGCAGGGCAAGCGAACGATCTACGGGCTTGAGAGCGACTATGCGCTTGGCACGGTGTGGCTTGATAGAAGCGCCGGCGACACGCTGGAGTTCGACACGCTGACTGAATACTTCGAGTCCCTGAACGGCGAAGTCGAAGAGGCAGTCGAAGCCTGTGCAATCAGTGAGCATGATTGCACGTTTACCGAACTGCATGAGGACGACCAGGAAGATGTGCTGCGAATCCTTGGCCATGAGATCGAGCGCACCGGGACCTATGAATACTGGGAACACGTCAATTCTCACTTCACCAAGGAGGCGGCCGAAGCCTTCATCCAGCGCAAGAAGCACGACTATGACGAGTTGCGGATCTATGTTGAATCCCAGGTGTACTGCTGGGAGTTCAACGACATAGTTGAGGGCATCCTGGCCGGCCGCATAGGGTTCATTGAAAAGGAGAAGCCATGAAAGGGAGAATCAGATGCGCCGGCTGCGGCAAATGGGTTTCCTCAGAAGAGGAGGGGCTCGACAGCCTTTGCCTTGAATGCGAGGAGCAAGTTATGCACAGGGACCAATCCTATGAAGGCCCGACTGAGACTGTCGATTGACGGCGTGCGGATTACCTGCCAGGAAGCGGCGGTCAAATACGGTATGAGCCCGAGAACCATCGACAAGTTGGTGAAGCAGCACGGCACAAAGGCCTTGAGGTCGGAATGGATGGTCAAAGAGAGAGGCCAGGGCCGAAGCCGAAACCGATAGTGAACCAGGAAAGGGCAAGGCAGGAGTTGGCCCTTTCCAGAATCCCCGGGCCTACCCGGTATGAGCTGGCCCTGTGGGGCTGAAGGAATGATTTTACAATGGATAAAGATAAAAGCGTCAATGGAGTTTTTGCTGGGAATGATTTGTCTGAAACGAAAAAGGCCTTGGGGAAGATGCAATCTGACCTACCAACGCATATCAAATATATGGCGGTTGTGGCCACCCTTCATGCGGCGAAGTTTAAGGCCCTTCTCAATGAAGGGTTTTCAAGGCCGGAAGCCCTTGAGTTATGCAAAAACCTGTACTGAGCCTGATAATGGGAAGGTACAGGGCGCAATCATACGAAAGAAGGGTGACTCCGGGACTGAAGAAAGAAGTCTGGCGCACGACCGGGGAAGGCAAAGGCTTTGGAGTCAGCGAGGCCTACCTACACCCTGAGCTTGACTGGGAAACCGAGGAGCAGGCCAAGAGGGCCGGGGTAATAGCCGAGGCCGCCTACCAGGAAGGGTACATGAAGGCCAAGCAAGAGATCAGGGCGGCCCTTGGGGTCACCGCCGATCCATGGAGGGAGCGGTGAACATAGCATTGGCGGCAGACTGGCACCTTGGCCACGACAACCTGGTCGAGAAGGCAGGAAGGCCCATAGGGTTTGACCTAAGGATAATGAAGGGGCTACGGGCAATGCCTCAAGTTGAAGTGTTGATCTTCCTTGGCGACATCTGCATCGGTGACGACGAATACTGGCACGGGCTGATTGCCGGGAACATGGCAAGAAGGCAGACCAAGATGTGGTTGATCCGCGGCAACCACGACCGCAAAACTGATAGCTGGTACCTGCGAAACGGATGGGACTTTGTGGCCGACGAGCTGACCATGAACTCCTTCGGGCTGCGCCTGCTGTTCACCCACATTCCGCGCCCTCCTGGCGACTATGACTTGAATATCCATGGCCACCTACACAACACCGGCCACCATCCAGAATGCGGTCTCCATGCCCAGCAACACCTGGTCATGAGCGAGCACGATTACAAACCAGTAATGCTCAATACCATACTGAAGGGCATTACAAAAACGAGAGGGAAGTGATGGCTGTGAAAACAATTTATTGCGCCGGGTGCCGCATCAAGGTGGGCATGCTGGTCGAAGGAAGCAAGACCATGATCGGCATGGTGTCCTTGTGCCCGGCATGCGAAGGCATGAGGAAGGCGTCGGACCTGGCGGCCAAGACCGAAACAAGAAGTCAAACAGGGTTTGACTTCATGAATGATATTTTCAAAGGCAGGGCGAAATAACCATGGACTGCATAAGCCATGTCGATGTCGGTGACCACGATGATCAGCCGGAAATGTTCACCTGCCTCAAGCGTGTCGCCAAGAAGGCCCACCGGTGCAGTGAGTGCGGAAAAACCATCGAACCCGGGTCCAAGTACCTGTGCGAGTCAATGCTGCATGAGGGCACCTTCACGCGCTTCAAAACGTGCGAGGATTGCCGTAGCCTGCGGGCCTCATTCTTCGGGGCCGGATGGGTATTCACCCAACTGTGGAGCGACCTCGATGACCACATTCATGAGCTCGGCGGTGATGTTTCTGAGATCCACATTGCCTGCCTGACGCCTGCAGCCAGGGAAAGGGTTTGCGACATGATCGAGGCAGAATGGGAATGGCAGGACGAACAGCACGGAGACGACCAATGATGTGCTATCGAGATCGCACCTGGTGTCAATTCTGGGAAGAGTGCAAGGACGGAGGGCAGTGCGGCAGGGCCTTGACCAAGGATGTGAAGGATGCGGCCACCAGGTGGTGGGGCAATGACAACCCGCCAATCGCAACCTATGTCGACAAACCCGAATGCTTCAAGGAGAAAACCAATGAGTGAAGATTGGGGAAACGGATTTATTGACGCATTGCAAGAGAAAACTTGTGGCACATCTGCCACAAGTTCCGCCTTGACAACGGAAGTTATCAAAGATGGCCTTGATAACTGGGACGATGACATGGCCGCGTTCAGAAAGCTGAATGCCCAGGTTGATGTCCTTTACCGCATGGCCCGGCTGGCCAGAAACACTGATGGTCTCCACCCTTCTACCGCCGGCCCGGCCATGGGCCAACTGCTCGGAGAGTTGCGGCGGCTTGATGTTAACCGATACGATAAAGAGGTAATGAAATGAAATTGGTATTAGCTGCAGCTTTATGTCTTTTGATAGGGGGGTGCCATACTCCTACCGACGCCGTAATAGATACCGAAAAAATGGTCATCTATAAGGCGAACAAGGCTGATAACGGGACGCACGATTATTACATCACTGACAAAGTGAGCAATTGGAGGTTCAACACTAAGGAGCAATTCCAGGTCGGCGATATTGTTAAGGTGGTGAAGCAGTGAACGGAGCAAGCTCCTCAAGGCCAGCCGTGTTCTTCAGCACGGCCGTGATCCTGTTTTGCATGGGGTGGCCGCTTACCGCCTGCCTCATGCTTCTGCTGGCCATAGTGGCGAGGTGAGATATGGAACTTTTCTTATTTATCCTTGCCCTCTTTCTAATCACAACCGACCACCCTTACCTGGCCATGGTTGTTGTCCTTTTGCTGTGTGACATGGGCTGATGAACGACGAGTCAGACATAGTGTTCCGCCTGCAGAAAAGGGCAGAAATACGAAGACAAATAACAACTCGCAAAAGCGTCTCCGAAGGAAAGCCTGATCGGATAGCAGACCTTCTGGAAGAGGCGGCAAGCGAAATCATAAAGCTAAGGAATGGGAAGCAATGACAATCAAAGAGTTCAACGAAAAGCTGAAGGAAATGCTCAACCAGGTCGTTGAGGAAGAAAACGTTGCCATAACCTATATCAGTGTCAGGTATGAAAGGAGGATGGGATGCAAGCCATTTATCCGAGATATCGAATCAAGAGTGGAGACATCCAATTGAATAACATTGCACACGCAAAGAAGAAAAAAGAGAAAGGCATCAAGCTCCCTAAAGGTTCGGCCTCGATCTATGTTGGCTGGCTTGGGGCCGAGATCGTTACTCTGTTCAACAGCAAACAGCTCAGGAAGTTCGCCAAGGCGATGGGCGTTCACCCGAACGATCAGTTCGTCACCGATGCTGACTTCGTCGGCGGCATGGCTTCCATCGTTCATGGAAAGGACGGATACCCCTGCTTCACCCTGTTCCTGCCCAGCGGTAAACGTCGGGTTGTGATCCATGAATGCGTTCACATGGTCCACATGATCTTCGACAGCCGGGGCATCCCGCTTACCGAAAGCAACACTGAGGCAATCGCCTACATGACCGACCACCTGTGCGAGGTCGTGTTCGGGCTGTTCGATAAGAAGGCGGGGAACGCATGAGTAAGCCGAAACACTGTAAACAATGCACCAACTGGCATAAAGCTGGACATCCGAAAGGGACCAGACTTTCAGGGTCTGCGTATGACAACTGGTGTTGCAAATATGGGAAACATGCTGAAAAGGCAGTCGGGGAATGTATTTTAAAGGGAGGGAAGAACGCATGAGCGCGCTTGAGTGGTTCACATGGGGATTGCTCGGGGTAATGGCCTACCATGCCGGGAAGAACTTCCTCAAGGCCGCCATCAAGTTGGGCAGAGAGATCAAGGCTCTGGGGTGGAGAGACTGGTGGTGGTTCGAGGTGACCATGGAAGGGAATGAGTTCAACCGCAAGTTGAACATCGTGAATTATTGCGGGAATAGCAAATCTCGCCGGGAGTTCGTCAACAGCCTCGACGAGCTTGTGCGCGACAGGGGAAGAGCGCACCGCATTTCAAACAAGCTTGACGACATGAGGAGAAGGGTATGAAATTTGCCCTCTACCTTTTACGCTGGCAATTATCGACGCCTATCCTGTGGGGCGTCATGGCCCTGCTCGGGACAAGCGTCTGGGCAACCGTTGCAGCCAACCTTATCGGTGGCTGCATTTTCTTTTTCGTGGATCGGAGGATATTTGGCAATGAGCGAATCAATAAGGGTTGAGATAATTGATAGCGCAGACCGAAGCGTTCAGTGCATCCACGCCCTGCAGCAGGTCATGGATCATTTCGTTGGCAAGCTGTCCGCCGCCGGCAAAGACAGGAAGGCGGTCTACGCCTGGTATGTCGAGCGGCACAATCCCAACATCAACCTGCCGGCCGGCCCGGAATGAGCAGGTCAATCAGAGGCAGCAAGTGCAGCGGGTATGACTTCTGGTCTCGGCGCTCTGGCGTCCTTGGCAAAGGCCCCGTGGCAAAGCGCATTACCAGGAAGGAAGAGCGCACCAGGGACAAGGAGATCGAGCGGCTGGCCATGGCCGACCCAGACTCAGTTCCCGGGCGCTTCCCTGGTGAATAATTCATTTAAAATAGTTGTTGACACAGACCGTCAGTTTGGTAAAGTGGATACATAAGGAACAGCTTACTTACTTACCAACCACGGAGGCCGCCATGACCAGAACTACTGCAAAAAACCGGATGAACAAAATTCTGAGCGAGACCACAAAAGGCCTTTACAGCGACGAATGCTGGGCACCGGTTGGAGCAGCGTGGAAGGCCCTGACGGCTGCGGGGTTCGAGCCTATGGTGCTTGAGGCGAAGTATGGGCATGACGACAGCAACGGCAACCCGGTTTCCAAGACGTGGAAATTCGAGGTTGCCATGGAGACCGGCAAGCCCATGTATGGCGTTATTACCGCCCACGGCGCGGGAACGGTTGCAGACCCGCTGAGCCGCTATGACATTTCGGCTTATGTTTGCTGATAAACCAACAGCCCGGGGCAACAGTGACCAGGGCACCACCACAAAGGAGCGATATGGTTTCAGTAACCCAAGGAGAAAACGAACCGAGGGCTAATTTTATGCTGCGGGTCGCTGCAGAATATATCCGCGAGCATTGCCCTGATCAAACGATCCACTTCGACGATACGGAATGCGACGGGTATTGTGTGGCAGATGACTGCGAGTGCGCGGCCGAAGATTGGCCGGTCATGAACGTAATTAAAAAGGATGAATGAATGAAACGAACATTTTGCGACAACTGCGGGAAAGAGATAACAGAATCGACCAAAATCAACACAACTACGCTTGACAGATCGGTGCTTGAGGTTCGGTTCGTCCACAAGGTCTACTGGAACACCAAGGTCTTGCAAGGTGAGGCGGTCGTCGATATATGCAAGTACTGCCTCATTGACTCCGTGAACCTGACCGACGACCGGGCACAACCAGATCAACAAACACCTTTAGGATTCAGCTAATGAAGCATCAAATGAATGACAAAATGAGAACAAAGCAGTGGCGGATCTTCGCTGACGAGGCAACCGTTGAGCCGAAGGCCATGGTCCAGTTCTACGACGCCATGAAATGCGACTTCGCAGTCAAAGGCGCGGTAATGCCAGACATTCACGTTGGGTACTCACTGCCCATTGGCTCAGTGGTGGCCACCGAAGGCGTGATCGTGCCGGCGTGGGTGGGTTATGATATCGGCTGCGGCGTTCTGGCTGACATTACCGATTTCGATGCCGACGAGGTCAGGGCCAGGAAGGACGACATTTTCGATGAGGTATGCAGATCAGTGCCAGTGGGGACAAACGCCCACCGTGGCCCTCACGCGGTTGCTAAGGGATTTCCGGCACCGCCTACCACCTTGGGGCAGGGAGTCTACCAGAAGCGCAACGGGGCCTGTCAGCTTGGCACTCTCGGCAGCGGCAACCACTTCATCGAGATCGGGTTCGATGATAACGACGCAGTGTGGATCATAATCCATAGCGGCTCCAGGGGCACCGGCCACGGCCTGGCCGGCGAGTACATGAAGATCGCATCCGGAAGCACAAAGGCCATGGAGGGCCACTATGGTCTCGACGAGCATTCGCACAATGGCATGGCCTATGTCGCAGACATGAACTGGGCGCTTTCCTATGCCCTGGTCAACCGGTCGGTTATTTGCACGCTGGTTATGGAAGCGGTCAGGAAGGTGCTGGGCATCGCCGGCAAAGCGCATGGCGTGGGCAATGGGTCTCGTATAAATCGCAACCACAACCACGCTGAGAAGAAAGACGGGCTGTGGATTCACCGCAAAGGCGCGACCCATGCGGAGGCCGGCATGAAAGGCGTCATTCCTGGCAACATGCGTGACGGGTCATTCATCGTGCAAGGCAAGGGCAACCCCGATTCCCTGTGCTCATCCAGCCACGGGGCCGGCCGGGTAATGAGCAGGTCGCAGGCCAAAGAGACGCTTTCCCTGGACGAGTTCACCCGTGAGATGGGGATCATTGCGGCCAAGGTAAGTGACCGCACCATCGACGAAAGCCCCATGGCCTACAAGTCGATATTTGATGTCATGGCCATGCAGGACGAACTGGTCGACGTGTTGTTCCGCGTCAAGCCGATCATAAACGTAAAGGGTTAAAAATAGTTGTTGACACAGACTGTCAGTGGTGTAGGTTATAAGTAAATAAGGAGTTACTTATAACCTACACGGAGGACGATGTGAAAGAATATAAATTCAAAATTCAAGTGAAAATGGCAGACAAAACGTGGAAAAAGGTGACAGGTACCGCGAAAATTAGCGACCAGGACCTGCGCGAGCTTTGTGGGCCTGAATGTGTGATACAGGCCAGGCTGAGCAAAAAGCCTTTTGAGTGCATTCTGCTTGATGTCGAAGCCACAAAATAAGTCACAGTTCACTTATTTACCACCACAAGGAGAGGATGATGTATATTCAACTGACCGACCGCTGCAACATGCGATGCTCCCAAAATGACAAGCCATGAAAGAATACATTTTTCAGTGCCCAGTGTGTTTGACCGGGACAATGGGACGTGGCGCAACGAAATGCAGAGCTTGCGCCAACAGGATGCGTGTCGTGTCTGAAGAGACCAAAGCGAGGCTGAGCGCAAGCAAAAAGGGAGAGAAAAACCCTAATTGGGCGGGCGATGATGTTGGATATAATCCACTCCATACTTGGGTCAGGCGCAACTTTGAAAAGCCAGAGTTATGTGAGTGTTGCCACTCAAAGCCAGGGCATGATTGGGCGAACATCAGCGGGGAATATTTGCGTGACAGGTCTGATTGGGAGCACTTGTGCCGGTCTTGCCACATGAAAAAAGACGGAAGATTAGAGCAAGCAATTATAAATTTGAATGGAGTCCGCCCAAGACAGGAGGAAATGGCATGAAAGTTATATGCGATTCGACCAGGTGTTGCGATGAAGCTGAAAACGGTATGTGTGGCGGATCGGTTCCGCATGATCCATGCCCGGAATGTGGGCATTGTCCTTTTGACAAGGCGGCGAAGTGCGTTCCTTGTAGTAAGCCAGAGGAGGCATGAGTAAATTGATTATCATATTGATTTTTCTTTCTATTGTTGTGGTCTTCCATGGAAAACCGTTGACCGTTATGGACGTTACTTTGATATGTTATTCGTGGCTTACACTATACGGAGCCCCGCTTTGGTTTCACAGCCTGAACAAAGATATAGACCTAAAAATTGATCGGCTGAGCCGAATAGCCAAGGGCGGCGCGTTATGAGTCTTTTTGATGAATTTATTTCAAGCGATATTTGTGACGATGGAGTCCCGGCCCCCGATATGTATTCCTGCGGAAACTGCGGTTGGGAAGGCAAAACGGAAGGCCTTGATATGGAATTGGAGCAAGACGGTTATGAGGCAGAACCGTACCAGGTGCACATCTGCCCAGTGTGCGAGGATGGCGGTTGTATCGACAACTATTGGTACTCAGAAGAAGGTAAGTAAAAAGTGACTTACATGGCTATGCGCGGCCCTTGGTTGCATTTTCCATTACGCGCATGGCCAGGTAAGCGCATGCCCATAAAAACAATAAGGAGGGCGGCCTATGCCTGCCGAGATAGACTTTTCGTACATGCGGACGTTGTGCCTGGCAACATGCGAGACCTGCCAGGCACAATATCAGTCGACCAGAGAATCAGAGGAGAAGCATCTCCATCGGTGCCCGAGGTGCCAGGTAACATCGACAAACTTGAGGATGGCGCCATTTTTGCCAATATGGGTTGAGTTGTCCAGTCCATTTGTGGCACAGGAGATATAATGGACAATATTGATTTGGTGCTGGTGGCCAGGGGAGCTGAGTGGCAATACCGCCTTGACGCATACACCGACGAACAACTCGAAGCGATATCGGCTATAGCCGGCAAGGCGCGGAAAGACCTCGGCTCCAAGCTCGACAAAGGGAAGCTGACGGAATGGTCGAAAGAACGGACGATGCAGGCTCTCGAAGAAGCGGGGCACTTACTCGATGGGGCCAGGGAGCAGATGACCGCCTGCATCGCTGGGGTGGCCGCCACCGCCGGAAGTGCCGCTTATGATGCCCATTCGAATATATTGAGCTTCGACGGGGCAGCAACGGAGGTGAAAAGCGTAGCCATGACCGCGGATCAACTGTACTCAATGATCAAGAGCACCCCGGTCGGCGGCCATACCCTGTCTGAATGGGTTGACCGGTCTTTCGATTATTCCATGCAGAAGAAAATCAAAAGTGAGATTGCCGCCGGCATGATGTCCGGAGAGAGCTACAAGGAGTTGGCCAACAGGCTCAAGGAGTGCTGGCCTGGTACCATAAGAGAGATGGAGACGCTGACCAGGACCTATGTGCAGAGCGTCAATGTGCAGGCTATGCAGGACGTATATGAGGCCAACGCAGACATCGTCAAGAGCGTCGTGTGGCGGGCGACCTTCGGGCTGAGGACTTGCATCCTCTGCGCCGGCCTTGATGGGCATGAGTACCCAGTGACCATTCACCCACCCTGCCCTTTGCATCCGCGGTGTCGGTGCGTTCTGATCCCGACCGTGGTTGGGGCCAATGGCATGGGGCTTTCAGCAAAGCAGATAAACGAAATGGCCAAACCATATTCGATCAAAAACGGAAAGATAGGCCTCGGCGGCGGCAAGGTTATTTCAGCGGGGACCTTCAAGGGAGACTTTGGTCAGTGGATGAAAACCACCACGCCGGCCCAGCAGCGTGAGCTCCTTGGCCCTTCCAGGCTTGACGCCATAACTTCCGGAAAGGTTCGGTTCGAGGACCTGGTAGACAAGAATACCGGCCGGCTCAGGACGCTTGATGAGCTTGGCCTTGGGGTCAAGAGATCTGGGAAAAGTCAGAGCTGACAGGTTAGTTGATGGAGCCCGGGCCAGGCGGCCCGGGCTTTTATTGTGCCTTCCGATTGGTGTTGTCAACAACAAGGCGCAAACGCGGGCGCTGGCTGACCCTTGATGCTTCAGAGTCAGGGACTTTGCTCGCCGGTGCTTGCTCCTCATGCCACCTGGCCACCATGGCCTCTGCCCGCTCAATGGCGTAGCGGCAGTTCTCAATGTCCCGGGCAAAGCGGGCCGGGATTACCAGGGCCTTGCATGCCTCGATCCGCTGCGCCAACCTGGCCGGCACGTTCATCCGTCTGAACTCGTCCCGGGTAGCACCAAACAGGTCGTTGCGGGTCCAGTTCAGGGTGTCAATGGCATCTCTAATTTCTGCAATCTTCATGGTCGCTCCTTATCCCTGGTTATTAAGTAACTGCTTATTTATCTACACTCTACCACTCGGACCCTCTGTGTCAACAACTATTTATGCGATAAAATATTGAAAGCACGATTAAAATAATTGCCAAATAGTTGTTGACACTGACAGTCAGTTTGGTAAAGTCAAAACATAAGAAAGCAGTTACTTACTTAACCACCACGGAGAACGACAATGGCACTGGTAGAAAACGCAAACACTGGCGAGATGCAAAACGTAAAGGTTGGCGATTGGGTTTGCTTCAAATGCGACATTGAGCAGAGCGGAAGGATCAAAGCAATTCGCGGCAATACGCTTTGCCTGGAAAGTGAGGACGGGTTTGAGGGTGAATACATTGGCGGGCAGACACGACATAACGAAATGGCGAGCGACTGCTGGATTGAAGGCTAATTTACCGAACAACCGCCACGGAGGATGAAATGACGATGACCCAGTTGAGAAGATTGGTAGAGGAAGCAGCCACAAGCATTGCCATTGAGAAAAAACGAAGCCCTCATAAACGAGGGAAAAGAAATCGAAATGGAAGAAAAAAAGCTGACCAACAGCGTGAGGTCTGCGATGGCCGGCATCACCACCTTGAAAAAACTGGTTGAGGTTTGGCCGGAAGTGACGAACTATCTACCAAGCGAGGCCTCACCGGTTTACCTTCCGGCCATCCCGTTTGCAGGAGTCAATGAAATGATCGCGGCGATGGCAAGACCTTGAAAGTGTGATTAAAAATAACAAATAGTTGTTGACACTGACCCTCAGTGGGGTAGAGTATAGACATAAGGAAACGGTTACTTACTTAACAACCACCACGGAGAGCGACATGGCACTGGCACCCAACGCAAGCGATAAGGTACACGGCATTTTCACCAACGCTGGCAGCGGCAAGTATTTCGAGTTCGAGGAACTGAACACCGAGACCCAGGACATTTACGGCCAGGAGATCGGTGCCACCCACAAAATTTATGTGGGTCCGCAAGGCGAGTGCCGCCGGTATGCGAAAGTGAAAAAGACCGTGGCCTATGTGGCGGTTGACGAGAACGAGTTCGGCACCGTTTGGGAGAAGTGGGACATTAAAGGATGCCGGGATTACCGGACACTGGTGGCGTAATGAGAAGGCAAAAGGCACCTGTGACAAGCTGGCACCCGCCGCCAGAGCCATTTAACCAGGAGGCCCGGCCTGGATTAGGCCGGGCCGTCTCCAAGGCGTATGAGCAATGGTGTGAGGCCAATGAGGGTAGCACGCAACAGGAGCGCATGGATAAATATCGTGGGATCAATGAGTCTTTGAGCTCAAAGTATCCTTCCTATTCGGAAATGAGAAACAAAAAGGAGGCGTTATGAAAATTGGAAAGCAGTTGGCCATTATGCGCAAGGAGCGAAAGATGACCCAGGCCGACGTGGCCAGGCTGATGGGAATAACTCCGCCGAATATCTCGTACCTTGAGAACGGAACGGCCAACATAGGGATCGAAAACATATTCAAGGCAGCGGCAGCCTATGGCGGCGACAACGCCTTGGCCCTCAAGATATTCAGGGCACAGAGGCCTGATATCTGGAGTATCCTGGTTGCCTTAAAAAAAGAAATTGCGGTTGAGCTTGATGTGGCATAGCAAGGTTTACTGCATAACAAAGTCGTAAGTTGCTCTGAGGAGAAATCCTTTTAGTATAGAATTACAGATAGTTATAAACAGTTTTACGCGCCCTTCAAGCCGTCCATTCGTGGACGGCTTTCTTTTTTTCTACCATCTGAAAAAAAAATAACGCTGATTTTTTAAAATCAACTCCTTTATAAGTATAGAGTTAAATAATTTGTTACTTACTTATCAACCCCGCAAGGGAAGCATGTCAAGAATTGACGCAGGAGGCCAGCATGGCTTGGAAGGTAGACGAAAACGGCGCGTTTGTGGCTCAGGATGGAGCACCGGTGTGGATTTACGACGAGGGAGACAACAAGGGCAGTGAAGCCCCGGTTGACTTCAGCAAGACTCTCAAATCCATCTCGGACATCAAGGCTGAATCCATCGGTCGCAAGCAGAAGCTCAAGGAATACGCGGATCGGTACAAGCCGCTCGAAGACGCCGGCATCGCCGACTTTTCAGAGTATCTGACCAAAGCCAACGATGCGATCACCAAGGTCCAGAACCTTTCTGACAAGCAGCTCGTTGACGCCGGTGAGGTTGAAAAGATCAAGCAGCAGGCCCAGGAGGTCTTCGACAACCGCTTGAACCACGTCGTCAAGACCAATGAGACGAAGATCACCGAACTGCAGAACGCAATTGGTGGAAAGGATGAGTCAATCCGAAATCTGATCATCAAGGGCGCGTTCGACCGGTCTGAGTTCCTGAAAGACAAAACCGTTCTCCCTTCCGACTTCGCGTATGCACAACTGGGAAGCCGTTTCATTGTTGAAGAATCAAACGGCGAGCTCCGCGGCTATGCCGTCGATGTCGAAGGCAACAAGCTTATGAGCGCCAAGAACCCGGCTGAATACGCTGATCCGGACGAAGCAATCGAGTTGCTGGTTATGACCCACCCACAGCGCGACCGCATCCTGAAGATGGACGCCAGTGGCGGCGGTACCCCTCCTGGTGGTGGTGGCCCGGCGGCAAGGGACCTCAAGTCCAAGTACGACGCAGCCATGGCCGCCGGCAACTTCACCGAGGGCATCCGGATTAAAAATCAGATGGCTAAGAAAAAATAAACTGAATTACACTATAAAATCAAGGAGATATAAATGTCACTTACTGCAATTGCCGATAGCTTCAACACCCCGAACTACATCGGCGAACTGTTCCTGATCGGTGCCAACCAGACCCCGTTCCTGAACATGATCGGCGGCCTGAATGGCGGCTATGGCGTAGGCTCTTGGGAGTTTCCCATTGCTCAGCCCTATTCGCTTGATGCCGCCGGCCAGCCGTCAATTTCCGAGGAAGCATCAAAGACCGCTCCTGCCGCCAAGACCTATGTCCGCGCCCAGGATGCAAACGTCTGTCAGATCTTCCAGCGCCAGGTCGACGTGACCTATGCCAAGCAGTCTGCCGTATCGCAGATCGCCGGCATTGCCATCAACGAGGCCCCTGCCGTTGACAATGAGTTGGCCTTCCAGATCAGCACCCACATGAAGCAGATCGCCAAGGATGCCGACTACACCTTCCTCAATGGTGCTTATGCCAAGGCCGGCAGCAACGCCGTGGCCAACCAGTCCCGTGGCATTATCACCGCCTGCAGCACCAACACCTTGGCCGCATCAAGTGCCGCCCTGACCAAGGACCACATTGACACCTTGCTGCGCATCATGGCTGGAAACGGTGCCCAGTTCAACAACATGGTCATCTTCTGCAATGCTCTCCAGAAGCAGCGCCTGACCAATATCTATGCCTATGCCCCGATGGACCGCAACGTAGGTGGTGTCGATATCAAGCAGATCGAGACCGACTTCGCCATGCTCGGCATTGTTTGGGCACCCAACGTCCCGGCCGGCACCATTCTGGTGTCCGACCTGTCCGTCATCAACCCGGTCGCCCTGCCCGTCCCTGGCAAAGGCGTCCTGTTTTACGAGGAGCTTGCCAAATCAGGCGCTTCCGAGCGCGGCCAGATTTATGGCCAGATCGGTCTCGACTACGGTCCTGAAGAGTTCCACGGCACCATCACCGGCCTTGCCGTCGTATAAGCTGATCGGTTGATTTGAGTACAAAGCCCGCCCTCATAAGGGGCGGGCTTTTTGGGTAATAGTGCCCGGCTCCCTGTCTTGGACATGATCCACTTCACAGCCGGGCCTTCTTGAACACTACTTTCTCATTTTAAAAGGAGAATTATGAGCGCAATCAAAGATAAAGCAGGCATCTCCCCTAATATCCGGGCCGAGATTGCCGTGCGAGACGCAGCCATGGCCGGCGACATCGTTGCCGTCATCACCCCCGCCGCACTGGGCCAGGCCGCCGGATCAGCCGCCTGGACTCGCACTGTTATTTTCGAGCTTCGCACCGCCGACGGCCGCCTGCATGATTGGCTGACCGCGGACTTCGCCGCCAAGCTGTCAATTGCCGATACCAGTGCCGCCGGCACCGCCTCAATTGCTTCGACCACGTTGTCGATTGTCAAGGGCCGGGCCACCATCGTTATCAGCGGCAATGCCGTGGCCTGGCTGGCCGCCGAGACTGATACCCTGACCGTTGCCACCATCACCGTTCTCGGGGTTGCCACTGCAGCCAAAACCAGTGTGGGCACCTTCGCATAAAGTGAGCACTGAAACAATCTGAAGAAAAGCGCCCGCCACGCCTCTCGCGTCCATCACCTCTATGGATTTAGTCGAAGCGCACCAGGCGGGCCACCACGGAAGGCACCGCTGAATGGTCGGCAATACGGTTTGAACCCGTAGGTATCGAAAGATAGGCGTTCGATTCGTCTGCCTTCCGCCAACGAAATGACATGGGCAGTTGCCAGAGCGGTAATGGGTCGGACTGTAAATCCGAAGCCTCACAAGAGCGGTGGTTCGATTCCATCACTGCCCACCAACAATCAACTGACAGCTTCAAGAGAGCAAAATGAAATTTTTCAAAACGAGAGAAGAAAACCACCTGGCAGCCGTGATCATGGACCCGGTGCGTTCCGGCGAAGTGATGGCCAGCTTTATCGGCGGCGAGTTCGAGACCTGTGACGCCGATGTATGCGTCAAGTTGGTCGAGATGGGCTATCGCCATGAAGGAATTATGCCCGCTTGCGCGGAACTGGCCGAAGACGGCACCAACGAGGGCGGTGAGCAGGGGTCTGATGAAGATTCCGGCGAAGGCGTGGCCGCTGGTACCGGTGATGGCGAAATTAGCGCAGAGGTCGAGGAATTGCCTGAAAATCCCACCAAAGCAGAAATCGCCGCTTTTGGCAAAAGCAAATACGGGATCGACATCGCTGTCAACCAAACAAAGGACGAGATGCTTGTCATGCTGCAGGTTGCCCAGGCGGCCGCCGGCGAGGAAGCGTAACAAATGCCATTGATCGTTGAAGACGGCACCATGGTCGAGGGGGCCGAAAGCTATACAACCGTCTCCTGGTGCACCACATACCACGTCAACAACGGCAACGCAGCATGGGCCAACGCTGAGAACGATGCCATGGAGGCCGCTTTACGCAAGGCGGCCCGGTACCTTGACGGCCATTACCGGGCAAGGCTGAAGGGCTATAAGGTGAACCCCGTCTCCCAGGAGATGGAGTGGCCGAGAAAAGGGGTTGTGGTCGATTACTCGCAGACCTTCTTGACCCCTGACAACGGTTGCATACCGACAACCAGCATCCCCAGACGCTTGAAAGAGGCTCAATGCGAGTTGGCCTTGCGGGCACTGGCCGGCGAGCTGGCGAAGGATTCCGACATTTCAGTCAAGCGCGAAAAGGTCGACGTGTTGGAAACCGAATGGGCGGAAGGCGTCAAGAAGGGGAAAATCTCATACCAGGTTGTCGACCACCTGATGAGCGCCTTCGTCAATTCTTCTTCAAGCAGCGAATTGATCAGGTGCTGATATGGACGCCGCTTCCGTAGCCGAAACTCTTCGCCAGAAAGGCCAGGCGATGGTGCTTAACCAAAAGATTGCAGGCGGGTATGACCCAGTCGCCGGGGTATCGCTTGGGGGGTTTGATTCGACGACCACGGTGTACGGTATATCAGCCAAGTTCAGTTGGGCCGACCTGGCCAAACCCAACTCGATGGTGGTGAAAGGCGACAAGAAAATCATCGTTGCGGCCGGAAGGGCAGTCCCGGCGAATGGTGACAGAATCACCGTTATGGGCGTCGATTGGGTAATAGTCGAAGCCGAAGATGTGTCTCCGCAAGGCGAAGTCCTGTTCTTCTACTGCCACCTGAGAAAGTAATGATAAGCAGCTTTTCTGTATCGTTAAAGGGGTTTGCCACCACCTCGATGGAGTCGTACCGCAAGGCGGCCCGGGCCATCACGCTCGAAGCGTTTGGGCGGGTTCTCGTCAAATCGCCAGTTGATACCGGGAGGTTCAGGGCGAACTGGGGCGTGAGTATCAATTCCCCCTATGTTGGCGTGGGCGAAATAAGCGGGAATGGGATGACGACCGTATCGAAATGGGACGCCAAGGGTGCGATATTTCTTTGCAACAACCTTTCATACGCCAACGCTCTTGAGCACGGGCACAGCAAGCAGGCCCCGACCGGCATGGTCAGGGTGGTGGCGGCCGAGATGCAGGTGGCAGCGGAAGGCATAGCAGCGGGAGCAGTGAAATGAGCCAGATTAGGATTGTCAGCGGCGGCGAAGGGGGGAGCACAAAGATATTTGACGAATACGGCAAAGAAATGCGCGGGGTATCGAAAGTGACCATTGAGATCATGCCTGAAGGGGCAAACAAGGCGGTCCTTGAGTTTACCAACGTGGCCCTCGATGTATATGCCGAAGCTGAAGGCGGATGGAAATGAGCTCGCCAAAATCGGCAATACGGTCGGCCTTCGTGGCCAGGCTATTTTCATTTCCTGATATGCCGCAGCACCCGCAAGGCGAGGCCGTGAACGGCTACCCGGAGGCGGTTGCATGGGAGAATAAAAAATTCACCCCGGCCGTAGGGTCAACTTATTTGAGACCCCGCCTTATGCCGGGAGCGCCGGTGCAAGCCGAGATCGGCGAATCAGGGCAGAACTGGCACCCTGGTATTTTCCAGGTAAGCGTGTTTGCCCCTCCAACCGACGACATCGGGACAATAGGCACACTTGTTGACGCCATTGTCGACCACTTCAAGAGGGGCTTGGTTCTCTCCTATGGTGGCATAAATTTGACCATAAACAAAGCCTATGCCGGCCCAGAGATGCAAGAGACGGACTGGTTGCACATCCCAATAACTATACAATATCAAGCACTTGTACCCAACTAAGGAGAAACAGCGATGGCCATTGTAAGCGCAGACGGAAGCAAAACCCTATACACCTTTTTCCCTGAAGTCGTCGCCGGAAGCCCGGTGACTGGCGCATACCAAACCCTCCGGGCTAAAGCCGGGGTAAAGTTCGACCTGACCCGCAACACCTTTGCCAGCCAGGACCTCCGCTCTGATCGGCAGGAAGCCGCCCTCGTATATGGCACCAAATCGGGGTCCATTTCCCTGCCCATTGAGTGGAGTTATGGCACCTACGACGCTCTGATTGAAGCCGTCATGGGTGGCACCTGGACCGCGGATGTCCTCAAGATCGGCAACGTGGCCCGCACCTTTTCGTTCGAAGAGACCGCAAGCGACCTTGGCATCACCGAGCTGGTGAAAGGCGTCCAGTTCGGCGAGTTCTCAGTCAGCCAGAAGAATGACGCCATTGCTGATGGCACCATTTCTGGCATGTTCCGGGACGTTCAGATCGCACAGACCAAGGGCGTGAACATTGCCGTTGACTCGACCGCCAAGACCATCACCCGGGCCACCGCCGGATTCAACACCATCGACGGATTCCCGCTGGTGACCGCTGGCGTACCGGTACTGAAAGTAAGCATGAAGGGCAACGCCGACGCAGGCAACAACGACACCGTCTGGACCGTCACCACCCTGACCGACACCGTAATGACCATGACCACCATGGCTGGTGCCGTCACCAAGACCACCACCGCCGGTATCACCGTCAACCAGGGCACCATTTCCTCTTCGGTTGTGGCCGCCACCAGCAACACCCCGTTTGACTCTTTCAGCGGTTCGATCACTGAAGGTGGTGCCGTCATTGCCCATGTTACCGGTTGGGACCTGAAGGTTGCCCAGGAGGTCAAACCGAACTTTGCGCTCGGCAGCGATGCGGCCCAGTCTGTTTCGGTGGGTACCGTCAAAGTGACCGGCAACATCACCGTTTATTATGTCGACCAGGCCATGCGGAAAAAGTTTGCTAATGGCGTGGGCACATCCCTTTCCCTTGTCATGGGCAAGAACACGGCCCAGGGCGGAAACGGCAAGTACACCTTCGACCTCGGCACCGTCAAGTATTCCAGCAACAGCCGGGACAACAGCGCCGCCGCTCGCATCGAGAGCCTGGCGTTTACCGCTACCTACGACACCACCAACGGCTCAACGCTCAAAATTACCCGGGCCGTCTGATAAGTAACACGTTATTTATTTATGTTTAACGCCGGGAGGGGCTGTCTCTCCCGGCGACCAAAATCAGCTCATAATTCAACCAAAGAGGTGGCCATGAACCCCGCAAAGACTTTTTCCCTTTCCGACCTGAATATTCAAGACAAGTGCCAAAACGCTGTTGCCTTCACCCCTGTTGACAGTTCCGGCAAACCATTGGGTATCGAACTTGACGTTATCGGCGCACACGCTCCGGTGGTGCAGAAGTGGGTCAACGGCGCGCTCAATGACCGACGCCGGGCAGATGCCCTGGCCAGTCGTCGTGGGAAAAACACCGATGTCCGCCCTATTGAGGACGACATTGAATTTGGCGTGGAAGTGATCTCGATCCGGATTATCGGCTGGAGAGGAATTACCGAACAATGGTCACCTGAGAACTCGCTGCTGCTGTGCAAAACCAACCCCGACATCTGCTCGCAAGTGCGTGAATTTAGCGAGGAAATCGCAAATTTTACGCAGGGCTCAAAGAAGCCCTAATCAGGTACGCAGAAAACGAGTCGAAGCTTTCAAAGCCAGTAGGGTCTGACGGAACCACAGGCACTCTCAGGTCAAACCTTGAGAGTGCCTGGCGGCAGACCGGGGAAAGACCGCCTGAACTCGTTGAAGTAGAGCTACCCGACGCCATACGGCATGTATGGGGGTGGTTTACTGAACTGCATCGTGGCCGTAGAAGATCAGAAATGGTCCCGCAACCTATCAACTATCAAGACATTTTAGCTTGGTCAACATTGACCGGCGCAGAGCCAACCCCGTTTGAAGTCGACTGTTTGTTGAGCGTCGACAGAGCCTGGTCCTCTGCATAACCAAAGGAGTATTCATGTCAGTTGATATAGCCACCCTCGCGCTTCGGGTAGAATCAAACGAAGTCGACACAGCCTCAAGAAAGCTGGACTCACTCACAAGCGCCGGCGGCAAGGCGGAAGCATCCGCCGACAGGCTTTCATCATCATTCGGCGGCCTGGCCAAACAGATTCAGGCCGCCGTTGCCGCCCTCGCCGCCCTCAAGTTCACCCAGGTCGTCAAAGACGCCGCCATGTTCGCCGCCAACGTAGAGCAAGCCAACGTGGCCCTCGGCAGCATCGCAAACACCATGGGCATGACGGCCTCATCGGCTATGAAGTACCGCGACAGCCTCCGCGACCTGAATATCACCACCAACTCGGCCACCAACGCCACCGCCCAGTTTATCAAAGCAGGTCTTCCCCTTGAGTCGCTGAATAAGCTGGGCACCGCCGCCCAGGGTGCAGCAATCAGCTACAAGATGATGACCGGCGAGACGATCAGCTCTTCTGAAGCCCTCGACAAGATGGTGCGGTCGCTGGTGACCGGCAACGTCACCGAGCTGCATACGTTGGGAATCAGCGTAACCATGCGGGAGATGCTGAAGGAAAACAAAAAGCTCACCGGCGAAGTGGCCTCAGAGGTTGATGGTCATGCCCGCAAGCTCCTGATGCTCAATGATGTTTTGGCGAAGACCGAACCGCTTATGAATCTGTACGCGGATTCAACCGGCTTGGCCGCAAAAAACATTTCATCAAGCAAGCGACCGGTCGAGGAGTTGAAACTCGCCCTCGGCAATATGTTCTTGCCGGCCCTCACCGAAGCCTCACTGGCATTTTACACCGTCGTGAAGAACGGGGCCTTGTGGGTCCGTAATAACGCTGACAGCCTTGAGAGCATGCGCTCAGCAGTGACCTCAGTCATTCACGCCATAGTCCCAGCTACCGAGGCCATGGCCGCCTATTGGGCGGTGACCTCCGGGCCCGCAGTTGTCGCCGGCATAGGGGCCTGGATCAAGTCGACCTACTCGGCCATTGCCGCCAACACCATGCTGCATACTCAGATCGCCGCCGGCAATGCCGTCATGCTTGGGAGCGCACAAGCAACGGCCATGAAGATGGCAGCCAGCTCGCAGGAGGCCGCCGCCACCCTCGTTGCAGCAAAGGCCAGGACAGTTGCCACCGAGGCAGACGTGGCGGCATCGCTGGCAAAGGTGGCCTTGATAAAAGAAGAGCAGGCGTCAATTCAGGCCCTCTTCATGGAAGGGGCAGCCACCGAAGACGTGACCCTTGCTCAAAATGCCTTCGCCGCCTCAACGCAGAGGGCCGCCGTGGCCCAGGCAGAACTGAGGGCAGCCGTCACGGCCAACGCCGAAGCGAGCGCAGTTGCTGCAGCCGCATCAAACGCCGCCGCAGCCGCTGCAGCCGCTGCAGCCGCTGCAGCGGCCAATGCGTCTGCCTCGTTCCTTACCATGAGCAATGCCGCCAACGTCCTTATTTCGGCCTTTATCGGCTGGGAGATCGGCAGCTACCTGAGCCGAGAGTTTGAGACCGCACGCCTGGCCGGGGTAATGATGATCGACGGCCTTATGTCCGGATGGATTCACCTCAAATACGGGGTGCTGGAGATTTGGGCCGGAATATCAGGAGCGTGGAACGATACCATCCAGAATATAAAGAACGCTTTCGCCGGCTTGCTGGAGAAGATTGCCAGCGGCATGGAGTCAATCAAAATGCCAGACGTTCTCGGCGGGGCAAGCTTTGCCGACCCGACTGTGGTCGCCGGCATCCGGGAATATGCGACCGGCATGAAAGCCGCCGGTGATGAAACCGGGAAGACGCTCACCAGGGTTGCCTCCCTCAATGCTGAGAAAACCAAGGAAATAGGCGTTCACAAGCAGGTGATCGACCAGCTTATCATTGAGGCCGGAAAATCGAAGGAAGTTGTCGAAGCCGAAAAGAAGGCGTCTGAGGACCGGGCAAAAAGAGAGAAAGACAGGATTGCCACCTACGACGGCCAGCAAGCGGTCAATGATGGTTTGGCCCAGAAGAAAGCCCTTGATGAATTGATCGAGCCTACCAGAGCCGTTGCCAAGGAGACCGCGGAGTACAACGAAAAGGTGCGCCAACTCAACGAGGCGGCCCGCCTGCATAAGACCCTCTCTGATGGCACCGTGGTCACCTACAGCATGGCCAAGCAGGCGGCCAAGCTGTTGTGGGAAGAGACCACAATGGGCAAGGAGGCCAAGAAAAAGGAGGCCGAGGCCACTCAGAATGCCAACTCAGCCATGAAGGAGGGCCAGCAGCTCTACGAAAGCACCATGGACAAGCTGTTCCCTCTGCGCAAGGAAGAGCAGCAGCGCACAGAGGGAATGCAAGTGCTTAATTATGCGCTTAGACAGGGAACCATTACTCAAGATCAATATAATGAGGGGGTGAAAGCCCTCACTGCATCGTTGGAGTCAAACAAGCAAGCCGAAAGGGATAGGATCGGAGAGGCCGCCCACACCAAGGAGGCCCAAGAGGCCATAGCCGAATACATGATGACTGCCGCTGAGAAGCAAGTCAACACCCTCGTCAAGCTCAACAAAAAAATGGAGGAGCATGCTGACTATCTGGTGACGGTCAAGGACAGATCGAAGGAGGCTGGCGCAGAAATGAAAGCCGCTTTTGGTGTCAAGCTGCAAAAAGATATTGAAGCGGCAAGCGAAAAAGCCAGCGAGATGAGCAGGATGTTCGAGGATGTCGCCAAAGACATCAAGAACGCTTGGGCCAGCATGTTTGAGGACATCTTCAGCGGCGGGGCCGGCACCATGGATAAACTGGTTGGCACCATTAAAAAGATGTTTGTGAAAATGCTCGCCCAGATGGCCACCATGGCAATCGCCAACCCGATCATCGTTCCCATGGTCGCCGGGATTGGCTCAGCAATGGGAATCAGCAACGCCGGAATTGCCAAGGCCGCCGGGGTGGATGTTTCGCAGATCAGTGGCGGAGCTGGCGGTGTGGGCGGGATAGGTGGTTTGCTCTCCGGGTCTTCCATACAGGGCATGGGAGTCAAAGGATTGAACGCCGTGGGTATGCACGACACCGCCGACTGGCTTGCTTATGACGCCGGGTCAAACCTTGGGGCCGGTCTCACCGCTGGGGTCGGTGCTTTCGCCATGTCCCTCCTTTCAGGTGCCGACTTCACCACCGCCGCAGCCACCGGGTTAGGGTCGGGACTTGGTGCCGCCGCCGGTACGGCAATCGGCAACTTGATTGTCCCAGGCCTTGGCGGGGTTGTTGGTGGCTGGATCGGCAGCATAGCAGGCGGCGCACTGGGCAGCATGTTGGGTCTCGATAATGGGCCAGACACATTCCGGGCCACTCCTATTGCCGGCAGCCTTGGGGTCAACTACGACAAATCAACCGGCATGACCCCGACCGGCTACCAGTTCACCGGCGGCGACACGGATTCAAAAATCTACGCGGCCATGACGCCACACATCGTCAAAGTTCAGGAAGCCTTCAATACCCAAGTTGATTCTCTGGTCAAATCGCTTCCTGAGTCCATGAGCGACCAGATTCTTGAATCACTTTCCAAGGTCGACTTCAAAGGCCAACTTTACGCAGTGGCTCAGGGCGAGTGGGAAGTAGGTGAAGCCGAGGAAGCTCTCCAGACCATCCTCACCACCTATGCCACTTCAATGGTCAAGTCGCTTGGCACCGCCTATGCAGACGCGCTCTCAGGATTCATTACCGAAAAAGGCGCTTCCGGGCTGGTGGGCAACGACACCGTGTGGAACCTCCTTACTGAGAAGGTCCAGGGCAACATCGAGCAGGCCTTCTCGGGGGCTGCAGCGGCAATTAAGGGCGGCGACATAGATGGCGGCCTGGCCACAATCAACAATGTCACCACCGCCATTGCCCAGATCGGTTCAGCTATGGCCCCGATCCAGGAGATTATCGACACCAACGGATTGAGTGAATACGAGCTTTCCGTTCGGTCTATCAACATCCAGTTCGACAATTACTCGGGAGCCTTGAAGGCGGCCGGGGTGGACATGACCAAGTACACCCAACTTGAGGAAGTCCGTACCATTGCGCTCAAGAAGGCGGCCGACCAACAGCGGGAACTGATCGACCAACAGCGGGAACTGACTCAAACCGACCTTGGTACCGCCGGATCAAAGGTGGCTTCCATTATAGCCACTATATCCGGCCAGGTTAAAGGATTTGCCGACGCCGCTACCAGTGCCGCCGCCGCAGTAGAAACGGCAAAGACGGCCATTAGCGACGCCTTGTGGGCAGCACAGGATGAACAACTTGCAGCACAGGAGGAGGTCAACTCGCTGATCAAGGAGGCGGCCGACAACCTCAAGGCTTTCGCTGGCACAATTGACGACTTCCTCAACACCATCGACCCGGCAAAATCGAGCACGGCGAGCCTGGACAGCTT